CGCTTAATTCATTCCAAGCCCTCTCTGATCCTTTCTCAAAGAAGTACTCGTAACGTTCTAATTCTTGTTCTTTATTTGTTTTCATAATACAATAGTAAACAAACTATTAATGCGGTATGTTAAGGCAAAGTTAACTTTTTCTTGTGGATTAATTTTAACAATCCCTTATACTCTGTTATATCCCCATATGTTTCGTGATCTTCTCTACAAAGAGCCATGAGGTTTTCTATATTTTCTTTTGATTTTGTGGGGTCTCCTCCCATACCCCTTGCATCTATGTGGTGTATATCAACAGCTTCCTTTCCACATATTTCACAAGGAATGAAGTCCCCCTCCGTGTAACCAAAGTAATCAAAATAAATCTGTTTATACTTGGTATCCTTATTAGTCTTTTTCTTGGGTGGAGAAGAGGATATAGTGAACGCCTTCTCCTGAGACTTATTAGCGTAACCTTTCTGAGCGCACCCCTTACACCTCTTCCTAGAGAAGTGAGGTTGATCTTCTCTGCCGCACTCAATACACTTTTTATTTTTTGAGTTAATCATATTCTTTTAATAGTGTTTGAAGAGAAGAGATTGCAGTGTGAAGAGATTTCTCAAGGGACTTTACTTCCTCTAGTTTTCCCTTCTGTTCTGCTGCGTACCCCTCTGCTAGTTTAAGACGTACTCTTTCAGCACCCCCCGCACTCTCAACACCATTAGAGCAAGCAACAGCATACTCATACTCAGCCCTTCTTTTTATCTCAGGTACATAACCTAATAGAGGAGTAAGAGTCTCCATTGCTTCTGTAATCTTCTCTTTGTTTGTTCTATGCTCCATACCCTGAGTAAGACAGGTAACTATAGAGTTAGATATTTCTTCTGTTGTCATAATTTACTCTTGTTTATTTGTTTGGGGTAATTGTTACTCTCTTCCATAGCCTAAATCTTTTTTAACTTCCTCTTGATGCCCTTGTCTGAGATTATACTTATCCCCTCGTAAGTGTGGCATAGTCTCTTGTACCTTTCTCCTAGCCCTTGTTATGCTATCATGGTTAGGTAATACCCCACTAATATAAAGGTCTAATAAATCTTTAGCTGTCATACTGTTAAATACGAGACCCTTCTTTTGTACTACATCGTACCAAAGCAAAGCTGTGAGTAGCTTGTCTTCATCTCTGCACCTAGCATCTTTCTTTAGTAGGTCTTCGACCACTTGCATTAAGTTTGATATTTTATTCATGGTTTAATTGTTTTTCACGTTTTTAGTGTATTTCACTAAACTTTTCACCAAAGTTAACGGAAATGTCCATAGGTATGTGAAGTTTTAACTGTTTATTTACTTTTTCTATTCCGTCACGCAGCATCTTCTCTATCCCCTTTCGGTATCCTTTCTTTACTATCATTGCTAATTCGTCATGGTAGATTAATGACACGCAACCACTTACATCTGTTACATTCTTAGCCCATAGATGAGTAATAAAATCCCCAGTAGATTGTATGACAGCAGAGAGTCTATCCTTCTCACTCCTTAACTCATACCAAAACTTATTGTAGGGATTCTTTACCCAAGTCTTACCAAGACACTGCTTAGTTTCAAATCTACTTGCTACAGTCTTAGCTTCCTTATTAGCTACCCAATAAGCGTCAAGTAATTTCTTAGCCTCTGACTGACGTATATCTAATGTCTCGGACAGCTTCTTCTTTCCCACGCCATATTGTGCAGAGTAGTTTACTGTCTTCCCTTGATGCCTTTTCTTGTCTAGGTCGTGAAACCTATCACTGCCTACATCCTTATTCTTTTTCTTCTCCTTATAAAAGTCTACATCGTCTTGAGTCATAAGCCCCGCCACCATACAAATCTCTAGGTGAGAATCAAAATCTTCTGTTAGCTGTGCCTCTACCTTCTCAGGGTTGAGGGGATAGATGAGGTCTAACTTAATCATATTCTCAAGAGATGCAAGGTCAGAGTCTACTAACTCATAGCCTTCATCACAAGTCAACACCCCTCGAATCAACTCCCCATAAGGTACAGACGGCTTAGGCATATTAACTAACCTAGAGTGACGAGTACGAAGAGTAGAGGCTAACCCATGAATACCACAAGAGATATACCCATCTTCCTGATCTCTTAGGAAGCCCTTTAACAGCCCTATCCTATGCTTAAGTACACCAAGGTCATCAAGACTTTTAACAACCTCACCGAGCTTTAGGACAGAAGGACAGAGAGACTTGTCAGCAAGGTAGTAGGTAGGTATCTTTCCGTTTACTCCCTCATTAAAGTTCTCAGGCTTCCACCCGATAGAGAATAGCCAATCTTTTATTTGAGCAGGGGAGTTAGGGTTTGGCTCATCGTAGTTATTAATTACTTCAATAGGTTCGCTGTGTTCAAAAACTAATCCCCTTTCTTCTGTTAGCTTCTTCCACTTCTCCCCTTGTGCTGACAGACCACCATCTTTTTTGTGTGGGGTCTTAGGTGGCACTCGCTTAGATACAACACCAACAGTAGGCATTACTCTCTTTAAAGCGTTAGTCTTCTCTTCCTTTAGCCCCTCAAGATATGCTAGGTTCTTTTCTGTAGTCTCTACATCTAGCGTGAAGGGGTTTTCTTCCTGTAACCTTACTGTGTGCATCTTAAAGGAAAGATAACGCATTAGGGACGATATAAGGGCTTCGTTGTTATCGTACAATTGTGCAAGGTCTGCTTGCACTTTCTCCCATAGTTTAGAATTAATACGAACATCCTCAGAACACCTCTCCATATAAACCTCTAGGGGTTGATTATCCCAATCATCTACCTTTGGTTTTGGTATTCCATATAATTCTCCAAAGTCTGCTAATCCGTAATTATTTAATTGTGGGCATATGTACCACGCGAGAGCAAGAGTGTCAATACAAGGCGCTGTAACTTTTATTTCTAATAGTCTTTCTAGGTGAGGTATATCAAAGGTAACTATGTTATGTCCTACAAGGGTAATATCTGTACGGGTGAGTAGGCTACGCATCTTATCGTAATCTGAGGTAGTTCTTATCTCCCCACCCCAGTTCATAGACAGACAGTGAATCTTTGTAGGGTTGAATCCATCACACTCCATATCAAATACTACATAGTTCATTATCTTATCTTTTTCGTTTTCTTGTTTAGGCTTATCTAATATTTCTTCTATCCTATCCGTACACTTGGGGCAAGTATAGGTCTTATTAAACCTTTTATCAAATACCTCATGCGTACCATTACAGCAGTCATACTCACTTGTATCTTCAACAGTAGGTCTAACACTTTCTTCTAATAGCACATCCATCTTTTTATCTAATAGGAAGCAGTACCTATGCTTCTGTGTTCTCGGTAGCCATACACCCTCTAAATCTTTTGTAGAACCTCTTGGATTAACCCTTCCATCCGCGCAAAAGAAGTCTGTTTTCTTATCAGTTAAGCCATAATATTTAAAGTTACACACTTGATAGATACTGCCAACGTGCCGACTGTCATCGGCTAAGGTTATCACAGCCTTAACCTCCTTTTGTTTTAGCATCTTCATACTGTTACCTAACAGATAGCTTGTAGCGTTTGTACCATTAAGAGAGGGTAACATACATAGCCTACTTAGTTCTAGTACACTTTGGTCACTATTATCTAACCCAAACCAACTCTTCATTGCACTTATACCTTGGGGGTTACTAAACGTAGAACATCCCACAAGTTCATCTCCTATAAATATACCGTATGAAAACTTAGCAAAAAACTTAGCGTCCCCTAGATAGTGGTACTCCTTGATAAATTTGTAAGCTACTGCTTTATCAATCTCCATTAAAGTAAATAGGGATTTAGCTTTCAACTCTCTATTCTTGAATTTATCTATTAGGGGAGTATTCATCCTTTTATCTCTAATTGTTGTTTAATTCTTTTCATCACCTTAAGTCTAAGGTTGCTGATAGCTACACTATCCATATCCACAACCTTACTAATCTCTTTTTGAGAATACCCCTCGTAAGACATTCTTACTATTGTCTTAGCCTTATGTGTCTTGTTTATGTCTACTGTCTTGCTTCTACCTCCGTTACCCCCACGCTTATAAATCCTTATGTTATCTAAGGCTGTCATAAACTCCTTTACCTCTATCTCTTTATGGGCTGATGGTTCTACTGTTTGTGTGGGCATAACATCTGTTGTTACTCTTTTCCCCCTATCCTTACCAAGAACAGACATTCTTATGTTGTACATCATATACCTTATTGAGTGGTT